CTAAAATCCAATGTAGGAAGCAAATTTGTCAGCAACTTCATTTTTTGCTTTTTGGGTGACGTGAGCATATATGTCCATCGTTGTCTGTATATTTTCATGTCCTAGTCGTTCCTGGATCTCTTTGATCGTTGCTCCAGCCTCGAACAATAGGGAACAATGTGTATGTCTGAATCCGGGAGGAGTGATACGCTTGAAATCAGGGTATCTTCTCCAAACTCTATTCAGCAAGTTATTGACATGTACAATACTTTTAGGGCTGCCCGATTCATTTTTAAATAATAAGCCTTTTGTACTGAATTTGTGCCAATCTTTTAAAATATTAATAGTCTTTGGATCCAGCGATATTGTTCGCTGGCTTTTTTTCGTTTTTGGAGTTTGAAATATGATTTTATTGTTTTCTCCCTTGGCTAGTGTTTGATTAACTTTTAGTTGTCCGCTCTCTAAATCAATATCGGTCCATCTTAATGCACCAACCTCATTCTTCCTCATTCCTGTGAAAGCTAACAGACGGAAGAAAGTGAGCATTTCTATGTCATCAAGTTCCTGGACCATTTCGAAAAAAGTTTTCAACTCTTCTTTATTATAGAATTGTTCAAGCTCTTCCTTATCCTTCTTTTTTCTTTTTGGTTTTAGAGTTTTTCTCATTGGGTTGCTATCAATCAATTCCATAGATATTGCATAATCAAATATCTGATTAGCAATGCTGATGATCCCCAAAAAACGCTTATATTCTTCAGCCCACTTATTAACCTGAGTTTGACACATTGTCAAACTTATTTTATTTATAGGTTTGTCTCCAAAATGAGGGATAATAAGTCTGTCTGCTTTATCAATTTGGCTAACATAGGTTGATTCTTTTACGGTATTTCTATAATGCTCTTTCCAAGTTTCATATACCTGTTTGAAAGTAGTAGTGGTATTTCTGCTTCTAAAGGTTTTCTTCTCATAATCAGATAAACATTTAGCTTCAGCCATTCTAGCTTCTCGTTCGGTTTTAAAACCACGTCTAAGAGTAACAATCTTCTTGCCAGTCAATGGATCAATTCCATGATAGGCTTTAAAATAGTAGGCGAAACAATCACCTTTTTTATATTTTTTGATCATTGATTTTTACCTCATTTCTTGTTAAAATGGGTATAAGAAAAAGACCTTTTGAATGGCTTTTCTTACACCGTATTCCTCACACTCAATTTTTGACGAAGGCGAGTGTGGGGATTTACTTAACCATCTTAAAGGGAGGAGTACAAATGAAGTACATTCAAATTATAACAGGTTATTTGTCACTTTATTCAGTAATCTCTCTAACAATAGGTTTGATTAATACATTTTTTGCATTTATTGTTTTTCTATTTTTTATATTGGCTTTAAAAATTATTCCACATCCAATATCTACTCGGAATCCGTTTGCGTTTGGTCTTCGTTTGCGTAGGATACATTGGGAGAATCAATAGTAATATCTAATTCTCGAATTTGATGAGAATCATTTAAAGACAGTTCCAACAGTTTATTCTCTGCTTCCTTAATTTGAATTCTTCTTTCGATGTCGTGCAATTCGACATCTTTTTCTTTTGTCTCTAGATCTATCATTGCACTATCATTTTCAATTTTAAGTTTTCTTTTTTCTTCCAATCTTTCACCAATAGAAATCAGAGTAGGTACAACACCCTTTATTTTAGCTATTTTAATATCTACGTCTCCAAAAAGTACAGCCAAAGATAAAATACCATAATTTAAAAAATCTTTATGATCAGAAACAAATTTGACAATTGTGGTTAGATTAATATCGCCAGGACTTTCCACATTTGTAGTAACCGTTATTTCTTCATCTAGTTTTTCATTCCTGATAAGATCAATTACAGAATATAGGCTTTTCCACATTTGTGATGTAATAGGTTTTTCTGTATTTACATTCAGCTTTAGATTCAATTTACCTTCTTTTAGATAGAGAGGAGAAATTAAACCGTCAATATATTTTGAATACTGTGTAACTTCAATAATTGATTGGTGCATTGTTAGAGTACTATATAGAAATTTAGGATTAATTTTTCTTCTAGGGACTTCGTTAATCCATTTGACCTTCCTTCTTTTTGAATCAGTAGTAGTATCAAATTCATAATTGAGAGATGATTCTTCAGGTAAGTGAACTTCTTTCACCTCTCCTGTGATTTGTCCAATTAAAAAATAGTTTGATTTATACGAAGGGACAATAACATAGTCCCCTATTGTCATTTCTTCAATAAAACTATATAATCTATTGGCAGCAAATGCTATTTTGTGTTTTGTCCAATTGTCATCTTTGTGTTCAGCCAAAATTTGCATTTTGTAGTACTCGATATTTTTTTCTTTCGTCAACAATAAAGTTGATGATTGTAATTTCTCTAATGTTATTTCATTATGGTGCACAGAAATAAAACTATGATGCTTAAAATGTTCGTAATACTTACCCCCATCTGCACGTACTAGCCAATATCTGGTATTAGATTTAAGTTCGATCAGTTCAATTTTTTTATCCATATTATTTTTTCCTCATTCCAACTAATTGTTAATTATTTTCATCTTGCCATTATGCTCTTGGGCAATCGTTGTTTTATCTGCGTCAGAAACTCTAACTGTTAATTCTGGGTTATCTTTATTTAGGTTAACTTCATAGTTATTTTCTGCTGCCCATTTTTTAAACAGCTCATTTTTTTGTTTAAGAAATGAATTGGCAAGATAGATTTTACGGCTTACACTTTCATATTTCCACGCCTCTCCAACACGGACTGAAACAATACTAGTATTTCCACCTGTAATAAACTCTATTTTATTACCACGGTCTAAGACTTCAGCATTTTTTCGTAAATAAATTGCGAATTCTTCCCCGAGTTCATCTGTCATTTTAAAAGTGTTTTTCTTAGTAGTGGTAGGAGTTTCTGCGCTACTTGTAGTTTTTGATTTTGGTTTAGTTAGAGAACCTATACCGCCAATAATAACCAAAATAGAAAATATAATAAACCAAATTTGCTTATAAAAAGGCTTACTTTTTTTCATTTGAATCCTCCTATTTAACTAATTAGTGAATTATACTCATCTTTGACCATTGTTTCATCAGCAATGGTCTTTAATTTGTACTTTTCCATAAATTTTATGTAATTGAAATCCCTGACATCTTCCATTAATTGTAATTCTTCTTCCAGCTTTTACAAGGGTGGCTTTTTTATTTGTTTTCTAAAATTTGGATCTTTTCTGTAAGGTCGTTTATCTTTGCAACATCGCTATTCAGGTTATTGATGTAATAATTAACCTCGTCATTTATATCGCTATAATTGCTGTACCCATTGATACCCTGAAAGTAATTGATGATATTTCTGCAAAAGCGAGCATGTTCGTTATAATAAGCAAGTTCTGATCTCAGGATTTTTATTTCAAATTCCTGCTTGTTCCAGTTAGGGAAATCGACATCAAGATTTACTGGAAAATTCTTTATAGAGTGTATTTCCCATAGAGCATGGTATTTATCAGCAATCTCTTTACCTTCTTGGCTCGGTTTTGTCCGTTCCCCATCGTCCAATAACAAGCCCTTATCTTTAAATTCCTTTGTCAATTTTTCTGCATTTAGGTTGTAGTCAGAGAAGAAGTATTTAGGGATGGTTATAGATGATTTTCTGCCTGTTTTTGTATTTCCCCACCAGACGAGCAGAAGCAACTCTCTCAATTTATAGCCTTCCGATGTCTGATAACTATCGGTATAACGAGGTGAATCAAAAGACCGATCCCAAAAATCTTGCATTGTTGGTCTAGTCAAAAGTAAATCTACATATTCCTTTGTATAGTAGTCTGGGCCAGCATAAATGGTTGTTGTGACATTCACTCTTTCTGGCAAGACTCTTTTTTCTTTCTTTTTAAAGAGAAAGTCAAAAAATCCCATATTATTTCTCTCTTTCTTCCCTATAAACATCCACGACTTTACCGATTATTCTGAAATCGCTGCCCGAATTGATCGGTATATCTTTGTATTTTTTGTTAAAACTTCTCAGATATGCCTTATCTTTCTCTATTATGAGTTGTTTGATGTATGCTTCCCCCTCGTAGTCAAATACTCCAACCGTACCACTTGGAAGCTCTACAGTCAATTTAACAAAGACATAGTCCCCAGATTTATATTCTGGTTCCATCGAATCTCCGTAAATTGGGCAGACAAAGTCAGCGTCCACCTTAACTGGTAGCTGGATTGTCTCTATCTGTACCTCATTTAGATATTGTCCTGTACCAGCAGAAACAGGCTGGTCGTAGTAGTTGTATGCGAAGTACTGAACAGACACTTCATGGACTTCAGCAAGTTTCTTCTTAGCTTGTTTTTGCTCCTCAAGTTGCCTCTCGGCACAAGTCAGTACATTACGCTGGTATGGTTCTGGGTCGAGTTGAGAAAGTATTTCTTCAACACTTTCAATAATCGAGTTATCTGATTGTTTTAAAATAGGAAACAGATCATCTATAGTGACATTAAGTGCGTTCGCTATTTTAAATAAAGTATTCTTCTTTGGAGTTCTAAAACCTTTTTCGTAATTAGCTATTGTTGTATTTCCCATTTCGATTAGATCAGCTAACTCCTTCTGAGTCAGACCTCTTTGGTCACGAAATTCCTTTATTTTTAACCCAATGTAAATGGCTAATTCTTGATCAGTCATATTCATCACCTTTTTTGTCCAATTTATAGGTAAATTATAACAAATACTTCACGTTTTGAAAAGTTTTTTTATTTTTTCGATAAAAAACTATCGACACTTCACGAATCGTGAAGTATAATATAGTCAAGGTTAAGGAATTAACCAAAACAAAAGAAAGGAAGGACAGTATGCTGAACCGAAGGCAAAAGAAAAAAGGCCCTTGGTTGACACAACCAAGAGCCACAGTCATATCGGCGATCATAGCACTAATCGCCGTGATACTTCAACTCTTATTTAAATAAGAGTTACGCACGAAGTTGTAGGAGGGGCGCAAGCCCCCGACCCTACGACTTAAGTTTAGCATACTGTCCAGATAAAAGCAATGGACGACAAAAGATGGGAAATCGGTGGTTTAATCGCTGTAGGAGTGATTATTGTAATTGTAATCTTAAATTTAATTAAGTAGGAGGTGCAGAAAAATGGCGAATGAAGTAGAAAAAACAGCCATCAATGAAGTGTTGAGGACTGTTGCACTAATTAATAAAAAAATTGAAGAAGTCATTGAATTGCAACGTCAACAAGATCTAGCTATTTTTTATCTTCGTGGTGTTCTTGATGCGAAGGATCAAGTTTTATAGTGTAGAATGAGGAAAACAGAATGAAACCAAAACGATATCCGTATAGTGGAGAAAAAAAGCCTATCGAAAATCCGATAGACTCCCTAACACGAATCTGTAGACTTGAATCTCAAGTGACAAGTCTAGCAAATCATGAAATATTCAAGATACCATCTTCACGTTCTTCAACTGTATAGCCAGCGCTGGTACACTCTGAAATGATTTCATCTTTAGGGATGGAATATATTGCAGGGTCTACACAACAAACTTTAAACGATGGATCGCTTAGAACATCTTGAATAAAAGAATCTAAATGATCCCATCCATAGCTAAAACAATTCTTTTGAGGTCTAGGTCGTAATCGTGGCATAGTTTTCCTCCTTTCTATTAGAATTTTGACTAAAACGGTGAGAGGTCTCAGTCAAATATATTATAGCAATCAAGGAGAAAATATCATCCGTCTTAAGAATGATATAGGAGGTTAAATGGAGGATAAAATCATAGAGCTGGCTGATTACTTTATCAGCGAATCTAAAACATACAGAGAAGCTAAAATAGCGTGTGAAAAGCTATTAAAACAAGTCACCCATGAGATAGAACTCAGGGCGCTAGAAAGTGAGACGAGATAATGGTATTTATTTTGACGATTTTGACAAATATGCTAATAACTTTTATTTTCTTAAATCTTTATAGTCGGTATTTAGCCAAGGAACTAAAGAAAATTGAAGACATAGTTCTTGTTTATCTTCAATTAAAAACTATGTTACAAAAAGATTCTCCGAGTTCGGTCAAAGAGTAGTGAGAATGTTCAAATACAACTTCTTCGTCGTCTGATAAATTGGGTAGTAAATCATTTAGATTGTTTGGAAAAGTGTTTGTGAAAGTATTTATGATGTTCGTGAAGTGTGGGTGTACTAATTGTGTTTTCCTATGAAATCTTATTAAATTTGAGCTTTCAAGTAATGATAAATCTAACATTTTTTGATTATCTGAATAATTATCAAATAATAAAAAATCTTGCCCTAAATTTCTTGAAGAATAGTCAGATTTATTTTCTATTTTTAAACTAACTAGAGGAACGACAGATCCTCTATTGAAGTAGATATCTCTTAATAACCTTGCTTCTGCAACTGTCATATCAGCAATAATTGAACTATATTTAGGGCTTATGCCGGAATTTGTTCGACAGTCGATGGTAGAAGTAATTAGTTTTGTAAACATATTACGAATTTCTTCATCGTTTAACTGATATCTGGAATCTTCAATTGCTTTTAGTACCAGTCCGATTTTTGAATCATCGTGGAACTCTTCTGGTACGTTTTTTACAGAATATTGTATCTCTTGCTTAAAATGTTCTAAATCTGATTCACGCTGAATGTTAAATTTTCTCACTGGATCTAATGCAAGATGGAAGATTCCATCTAGTAGAGTTTTACTAGCCTCTCCGATAGAGGTGGCGATAGGTTTAGCAAGAGCATCTCCTGTTTCGTGAGAAATTGGGAGAGAGACAAAATGCGGATCATTTGGGTCAATAATATTCATAGGATCTCCTGGTCATTTTATAAAGTTATTTTATCGGACAATCATAATTGTATTATATTCTTAAAAACAATGCTTGTCAATATATTGTACAAACAAGGGATTTAATCTAAAACCAGCACAATATATAGTGCAATAGCATATATAAGCACAAAAGGTAAAAAAATAAAGCTAGATAAGGAGAAAAAGGCTATGCTTTGGAAAAAAATATCTGAAAAAATTTCAGAAAGAAATTGGACAGTTTATAAACTTTGTTTAAAAGCAGGTATCGGGCCTGCTGGTATCTATCGTTTAAGAGATGGAGAAGTGAAAGATTTGTATTTTGATACTGTAAAAAAAATAGCTGATGCACTGGAGGTCAGCTTGGACGAATTTAGATAGGAGGTGAAAGAATGCAGATTCTGCTATATAAGTTGAGAAAAGAACACGGCCTTTCTCAAAGAGAAATGGCAAAATTGATAAATAAAAGTGAAGTTTCTTATCGAAATAAAGAATTAGGGAAGACGGACTTCACTCAAAGTGAGATGTTCATAATCGCTCGACATTTCAATAAAGAGTTGGGCGATATATTTACACCCTAAACTTCACGAAACGTGAAATTTAAGAAAGGAGAATTTATGAATAAATTAGAAAGAACAGCCCTCAATGAAATACTGAGGACCGTGACATATATTGCTGAGAAGTTGGATGAATTGGATATTAAGGTTTCTCAATTAGAAGAAGTGAAAGACAATGCTTCATCAGCGTCGTAATCTGCTGCGATAAATTGAGCTGCTGAGAGAATGAATTTCTTTAAATCTTGGATATCTTTGTCATCATGCCTGCGGACATAGTGAGTCTCATCATTACCGATCCAGGCAACAGATTTTGCCAAGGCTTGAATTTTCGGAAAATCATTTAAGTAGTCAGTGATTACTTGACCAAGCATAATTGTTTTGATTTTTTCTTCGTCGTCTTTATTTTTAGATATTGCGTAATCTTTTATAAGAAATTCTGCTGCTTTGCGATAGCCTACGCCTGCAATTTGATTCAATACCTCAGCTTCAGCAACGGTTGCTTGGGAATAGATTTCGACAAAAACAGGAGAAACTTTTTCTATATTTTCAGGGAGTTTTACTTTGATAGGTGGACGGTAGCTGTATTTAGCAATTGAACAAAGTTCAGATCTAGATGTGAAAATATACTCGACAGCAAAGTATTTTTTACAAGCTGAGCGTGAGCAACGAAAAGTAACAACAAAGCGAGCATCTCCACTAGAGTAACTGTCCTCGCTATCTGAAACGTATATTATTTCAGGCGAGATATTTTTTCCACAATGTGGGCAATATTCAGGGTATTCAAATTTTACTGTCTGGTGACCTGCACCATGGAACGAAACGCTAGCCGTTTTCATATTTTATCTCCAATCAAATTATTATCTTTATTATATCAAATTTAGAAAGGAAAAAGCGTGTGAACGAAATTACTTTATCAAATAATCTATCTCAGATAGAACTTGAAATCAGCCATCACAAACAAATTGCTGGTCAGTCCATTTGGGAAATCGGTAGACGCTTGAACCATGTGAAAGAACATAATCTTCACATGGTGAGTTCGGTAAATGGTTAGATACCATCAAGATTTCTCATAGTGAAGCCAGAAAGATGATGACAATTGCTCAACAACTTTCAAATCGTTCAACGTTGAACGATTTAGGAACATCAGCCCTCTACCTGATCGCAACTCTGCCAGAAGAAGAAAAGCAGGAGCAAATCCAACGGATCGAGGATGGCGACACTCCGACAGTTCGGGAGCTGAAAGAGGTCAAGAACAAACTCAAACTAAGTCAACAAGCGAATGAACTTCTACGGGACGAGAATGAGGCTCTAAAGGCTTCTAAAGTCGAGGTGAGGGAAACAATCAAGGAGGTCGTTCCAGACGATTATGGAGCTACACGGGAGCTAAATAAGCGATTGTTATTGAAGAATCAAGAGCTGTCTGACAGCATGAAAGCGATCGAGGAGCGTTCAGAGTTTATCACTAACAAACTAAATGAGATGATGGCCCAGCGCGCAGAGGCTGATAAAAAATCTGCCCAGTACGATGAATTGACTCGAGCGATTGAAGAATCACGGGGTCAACTAAACACCGTACAGAAGCAGATTTCAGCTTACAAAAACATCACCAGTCTTTTGCAAAAAGGAAATGACTTTTTGGCAAGCATGGGCGGTCTGATCTACGCAGATGAGGAGAAAGTCCTCAAAGCAGACGGAATCATCCGAAATGAGTTTGACAGCTTTATCAGCCGTGGACTTCGATTTTTTAACGACTTGAACGACATCCGCAAAGAAAGCAACATTTTAGAAGGAGAATTTGAACAATGAACGAAATCGCTATGACACAAACAGAATTAACAGTGGAAGATACAATGATCCATGCATTGCAGGAACTAAAAAAGCTGAAAGAAGGGCAATCCATCTTATCAGCTGATGTCGATTATTTTAAAAATGATCAACCAGTGAATCCGTCAATTTGTTTAGCGCTTGAAAAAATGCGAAAACAAAAAGTTGTCGAATTGCTGGGTGGTAAAGATAGCCAAGCCTATAAGGATCGAAAATTTGCCCAGTCAGTATTTTCACAGGCTGCCAAAGACTTCAAAGAGTATTTCCGCATTCCACGCTATGACTTGCTGAAACGCAAAAATGAAGAACAAGTTTCTGTTTACCCAATCGCAAAATAA